TTAATATCCTAATTGTTCACATATGAGGTTCATATGTACGATAACAACCATAGCATAACTTAGTGCGTGTGCTTTCTTAAAATAGTAAGCCTTGTTATCGTTTATGGGTTTTACCCATACTTGATCCATTATTGTCTGCCAACCTTTGTCTTGTAAATGTCTTTTGGCTGGTCTGATAATTGCCAGTGTAGCCGCCAATTGCGGTACCGAAGTAGGCTTCAATTGTTTTAACAGACTGTCGTGCCCGCTTAGATGAAATAGCTGATCTACGAAGTCTTTGTGTTCCAACAGTTCCCATACTGGTTCCTTTTCCATTAATTGTTTTAGATGATCGTCATCTTTTACGTCTTTGTATATGCTTAGATTAAGTAGATCCAATTTAAAGAATCCCATATCGTCAGCTTGTGTGTGTTCAACTGTACACACATTTGTAAATGGATTGCTGGGCACTCTGTGAAAATAAACACCAGTATTGTGTTTTCTCTTTTTGAGCCTAGCTGGTACATTTTTAAATAATTCTAGTGCTTGACTTCTATCTGCAAAGTCAATGTCAATATCAGGTAGTCCCATCTATCATCTCCCGTACAAAGTTTGCATCATGTGGATTAAGTTTTGTTTTCTTTCCCCAATGGTCTGCATCAATACTGTTTGCTATTCTCGCAAAACATTCATCTGGCATATTGCTTAATGCTGTTTGTGCTCGTTTACTACTAAGCATGATCCATGGCGAAATCTTACCCATTTCACACCATTCAGCTATCACATATCCACTGGCATTTTCCCAGAATGTTGCAAAGTAATCTGTTTCAGCAGCATGCTCTACAAAACGTTCTAGCGCACGTTCTACACTTTCACGTTTACAATGATCCTGTACAAACAACAAATACATTTTATCAGTGGGCCAATCTTTGAGTTTGGCTTTGTTTTTAATTAGCCAACGAGTAAATGCTTCTTGATCTATACAGCGTATGTTTAGACAGTATGCACCAAACTTTACAAATGCTGTATAATACTGACTGTCAACAAAGTCCTTGTATTCTTTAGGTTTGCTTTGCATTTCAATTCTATAAAACAAATCATAACTAGCAAAGCCTACCAAGACATCTTGATTAAGTTTACTTTGCCAACGTCTCTTCTTTTCACAACTGTGAGCTAGTAATGTGCCTTCACGCTGAAAGCTCTTCTTGCAATAATCACATGTGAATTTACCTTTTGTCAATCCTATACTTCCTACTGCATTTACTAGTTCTTCTGCTGTGGTCATTTTTTAAACAGCTCTTTTATTTGCTTTTTATCCATGCCCATTTCTTCTGCTACTGCCTTAAAGTCGTTGATGTCGTTAGTACTTACCAGCAACTCCAGTTCATCATCGTTGTATGTTGGATAAAGTTCTTGTAACCACTTGAGCAGTTTGCCTGCTTTGCCTTTGCGCTGTTTGCTGGGAGGTATCCAAGGATGAAATTGATTCATACCCAGGCCTACACACTGCAACAGTTTGAATTGTAGTTCAGGTTCTTTGCGCAATATATTATAATGCTTGTTTACTAGTTCATTTGTAAGTGCCAAATAATGATATTCAATATCTGGATTTTTAGTTTGCACTGCACTGGTGTAGCGCATTAGCACAAAGATACCCAGTTTCTTTTTTTCTTCTTCTGTCAAACTATCCCACCACGCTCTGTCACGTTGATCAATAGCTCGCATTTCTTCTTTGATACTAAGTTTGCTCATTTACCATAATCCAATTGCTTTACTGTTGCCTACTATTATAAAGCCACATGTAACAATATGCAAGACAATCCAGAACGTTCTAAAAGCAAGTGCTTTTAAAACGTCTGTCTGTGTAATAGGCAAAAACTCCGGCTTGTCATCATCATTGAGTCCAACAGGCATGCCCACTGTTCTCGCCCACAATTTAAGCCATCGTCTTTGCCCACTCATTACATTGCGTTCTTGCGTTCTTGGATTTCAGCACGGCGACTTTTTGTCAACTTGCCTAAGTCTCCAAGTGCTCCACGAGCTCGGGTTGCGGCTGTCTTAGTACTTTTGCCTTCCCATGTTTCATGCTCTTTTAGGTATGTTTCGTATGCTTCTACAATTTGTTCGTGTAATGTCATTCTATTCTCCTTTGATATTACCATAAATCCTCTGTACTCAGTACATCGGGTATTTTATTTGTATCTTTTACAAAATATGCACAAGGACTGTTGTCATTTTCTCCTAAAGGAACAGCAAGTATGTGTCCAAATTTTAGTTTAGGAAAATACCATTTGACTTCCTGATAGATATTTACAATTTCTATTTCATCAAAACTGGGTAAGAATCCTGTAAGTGGATTAAACACAAAGGCTTTAAATCCTCTGTCATTGAGACTTGTTACTGGCAGTACTTCCGGATCGCCTACCATGGGGTCACACACCACAAGACTCCAATCCAATGGAACCTTTACATGCCTCTTGCCTATTTGCAGTACAGCCGCAGGTGCATTAAAACTTTCTAAGAATACCAATGGAACAAATATATAATCAGCATCCTTTGGATTACTGTAGTCTAATACACAATAGCGTATGTCCTCAATCTCTTCTGGAATAAAATCTAAATCATATACTTGATTATCTACTGTTAATATTCTGGTCATTTATAATCCACTTTCTCTATATGAAAGGGGTACTTGGCTTCTCGATAAAATTTCTTTCGCTCAGTCAAATGCCGCTTGCTAAATTTTGCACTACTTGTTATATCCCATATCTGTACATGGTCCTTGTCTTGTGCTTTACGTATACCTCTACCAATACTTTGAATTACCCTAACGAAACTTTTGCCAGGCTCCACGAGAACCAAGTTAAAGATACGAGGAATGTTAATACCCACGGCAGCCACACCATAGGTTGCAACGATAATTTTATTGTCAACTTCACTAATTTCATCATATTGATCTTTCCTGTTTTTGCTTTTCATTGAACCACTGACAAACACTGTATCATCACCAAGCCGTTCTACGAGTCCTTCTCCTGCACTAATACGATCCACCAGTACCAATGTGTTACCACTTTGTGCCATTGTTTGTATTAGTCCACTCATGTAATCCAGTCTGTTTTTATCTGTTGTGAGATATGTAAGCTCACTTTGGTAGTTGCCATAACTCACTGTGTCTTGTAGCTGTAGTACGTTTACTTCGCATTGTGCCAGCACACCCATGTCTTGTAGTTCATGTGCGCTCAAACTATTGGTTACTTCTCCCAAGCTCACTTCCAAGCTCAGGCGTTCGTGCTCTGCTTTAGGTATCGTGCCTGTGAGCCCCCAGCGAATTGGAATATTGCTGAACGCTCCAGTAAGCAGCTTTTTCAGGACGTCTGCTTTGGCTTGATGAACTTCGTCCACCATAACACACACGACACCTTCTGCAAAATGGTGCAACCCTTCGTCCGCTAGTCCATCACGGAATCTTTTTTCGAGAACGTTCAAACTCTGCCAAGTACATATGGTATGAGTTCTCCCTAATTCTTTTCTATCACCGAAGTAAACACCTACATCTAGTCCCAAATTAATATAGTCAGCTTCTGTTTGAGTGACCAAATCTTTGTTTGGAACAATAACAATACTGCGACCATAGGCTTCACACATATAGCTTAGTGCCGCAGTAATCAATGTTTTACCAGCACCTGTTGCAATCTCCTGCAAACACTGCGGTGTCTTTAAAAACTTATTGATAACTTCAACTTGATAATCTCTGAGTACAACTGGCTCGCCTGCAGCCGGATGCTTGTCGGGCCATTGTCTATCACTGAACAGTTGTTCTGTTACAGTGTCCCATTTGAGATCATGTGGTTGTCTATGATCCTCAATCTCAATACCATAACCTTCTTCATCTAGTATGGGAAGTATTGTGGGCAAGCAATTTACAAAGGTGTTACCACCCATGGTAAAGTAACCCACACAACCATCCCAACGTCCTAGTTTGTATGCTGGTACATGATATGCATGCGGCAAAAAGAACTTTAGTTTCTTTTCTAACTTGCGTCGGGTGGTCAATCCAAGTCCTTCGAACTTGCAATTAACCTCATCTTTGAGGATAAGTTTTGTTTTCATGTTTTAATAATACGCTCTAGTTTAGAGTTTGTCAACGGCTAGCTTTTGCTTGCAAGTCATTGCAACGGTTTTCCATCACTTGCATTTGCATTTTTAATTTACTATTTTCTTCTTTTAATTGTTTGATAATTTCATCGCGAGCTCTAAGTTCTTCAAGCCCTCGGTAACCATATTCGGTATAAGTATCTTTGACCATTTTGTTCCACCAACCCATTTGATTTTCCTGTAATACTACTTATAAAATAAGGGGACTAGTAAGACTTCTTACTAGCCCCCCAGGGCCTAACTGGTGTGAGTGAGAGTGACGCAGACAGAGGAGTACACCAGTTAGTATTGGTAGCCATTGCTATTGCAACTGTCTGGCTACCAAATTCTTTTATATCCTTTTCATACAAGTGGACTCTGCATAACTCTTCCACTTGTTGGCATTCATTTTACGAAGATCGGCAATCTTCAACACCATACGCAAGCTCATTTCACGCAAGCGATTCTTATTGGTGTAGATATATTCCATAAGATCTTTTTGTTCATGTTCACTGAACTTGTAACTGTTTAACATACCATCAGCGACGATTTGTTTACAACGCAAGAACTTGTCACGCATTGTGTCTAGTGTCAAGTCCAAGTAGTGACAACGACTCATAATAGCATCTAGGTGATCTTTTAGTTTGCCACGTGTTCGTTCAAACTTTACATTGGTGATAAAAATGATCGAACCTTTGAACTCAAAGCTGTCTGGTACACCATTGTTAGCAAGCGCACGACTTTCACTGCGCCAGCTCAGTGTTCGCTTTGGGCTACTATCCAGTGCCGCTTTGAGCAAGTTAAGGCTCAATTCATCATACAGCACACTATCACAGTCGTCTAATACTAGTACACTACCGTCTCCACTGTAATCATACAGCAATTGATAAAGACCAATTGGGCTAGCGGCACCTTTTTCAACACCAAACTTACGGTTGCTGTTTTGAGACATTTTTAACATAATGCCTGCATCTTTGAGCACCTTCTCAACTCCAAAACTTTTACCAACACCCGGAGGTCCAGTAACTACCATGCCACGCACAACCCCATCGCATGACGCATATGTCATGTCTTCTAGGATTTGAAATCGCTCCCGTAACCGTTCAATGACTTGATCATCTGTCTCAGCTTGGGCGGCTTGGGCTGACACAACATTCTCTCCGTCTTCGAGGTAGTCGAATTCACTTTGATCAACTACTTTGATCCGAATGGATCGGTCCGGGAAACCAGGCACTGCACTACCATCAACTGTAATGAAGTTACCTGTTTTGCCTTGTTTAAATTCTTTAACTAATGGAAACACTACGTCCTTCACATTAATGTTACGATATGTACCGTTTGCGATACGCACTTGTTTTTCTGTTGTCTGCATTGGTTCTCACTCCTTTTTAACAACTTATATAAACATATTAACATCTATATATCTAATGTCAACCTTTTATTTCATTTATTTTTACATAATTAAACACAGTTTCTTTACAGTTACTGAATTTACTAACGTCATGTGTCTTTACTTTACCAGTAAGCATAACATCTTTGCCTTCCAAAATGCCAGCAATATCAGGTTCACGATTAAAGAAGAATTTACAGATGTTGCCTTTGGTATCCAAACAGGTCACCAAATGAATCGAATATTTTGCAATAAACTTTACGTCTTTGATGTTTACATTAAACATAAGACGTTCGCCCGCAGTGCCAATAAATTCACTGGTTTTGCGATGTTGATCAAAGAAGTCGTCCAGTCCTTGACGCTTGCTCAACACACGAAAACTGTTGGGCAAACTTGCGAGAATTGCAACACCAAATCCATCAACTGCTTCATCACTGAGGCACCGCAACACGTTACCTTCAAAGTCATTTATATTGCCCATCATCTTTTTGGCAATCAGTTCATGTTTAAATTCGTCTACAATCTTATCTGCTTGTTCAACACAGTCTTCTGTAATTGTGAATTCTTCAGCGCCTTCTACACTCTGCATAAAATTGAGAATACAAGTCTTGTTATCATAAACACGCTTTTCATTTTCTCTGTCGTAATATCCAAACCCACTTTTGATAAAGCCTTGTTTGGCATCAACTGCAATAGCAAGTTCAAGTACTTGACGAGTATTGTACTGTTGTTTCTGACGAGCCATCTTCTTATCCTCTGTTCTGTTTTACTAGTTTATAATAACATCAAGATATCTTATGTCAACCTAATATAAACAATAATAATAAAAAAACTGCAATAAATGTGAAAATAATTCTGTATATAAAACTCAGTATATTGCCTAGAAATCTAAAAATACTAAATTTTTTACGGGGAGGATTAGTGTAATAGATATCGTGCATTAGATCTTCTTCAGCTTGTTGTACAGTGATATCGTCTTTCATAGTGTCCTCAATATAAGTGGCGGAGGATGTGGGAGTCGAACCCACTCAACGCTGTTAGCGTTGTACGGATTAGCAATCCGCTGCATTACCGTCCTGCCCATCCTCCATACTTATAATGTACACTATTTGCTGAATAAGTCAAGTTGTTTTGTGTATTTTTTTACAGTTTCTACAGTCATTACTCGTGTGATCCAATTCTCTGCGGCATCAGCAACATAGTGACGACTTTTATCAGGATATTCAATTCGACCTACAATTTGGTTGTCTTCAAAAAAACTACACATCAAGTATTCGTCATCCACAAAACTAATGATTGCTTCTCGATTGTCTTTTTGGAATTTATTGTAATAGTCCATTAATATTTCCTTTGTTATGGTGCGCCTGGAGGGACTTGAACCCCCACGCCGTAAAGCACTAGAACCTAAATCTAGCGTGTCTACCAATTTCACCACAGGCGCTTTAATGGTGCTCCCACACGGACTCGAACCGCGGACCTACGCATTACAAGTGCGTTGCTCTACCAGCTGAGCTATAGGAGCGTTTTTATTATGAGAAATGTTTGTTTAACATTTCAATGCGATCTTCTGATGCAGCCATTTTATCCAGTTCTTCTTGGATTGCTTCTACAATATCACTGTGTTCACCAATGCCTACACTTTGATTCATATAAACCATGATGTTTGTTTTAGCACGTTCTAGCTCACCTTCGGCATGCATACGTGCGGCTTTAACTAATTGAGCACTCATACTCATTGTTTTCTCCTTTACTCGTGTTCGCCGCCGTAACCACGTGAATTAATTCCGTTGTCTCTACGGAACACAGTTGGATTACGTTTGGCTGTTTCAAATGTTGCTACTGTTACGGCAATTGCGGCTAATAGTAATGCATGTAGCATCATGCTAACTACCCCTGCCCACATGCTACCTACAATAATAGCAAATACAATACACCACATCCATGCCAATACTTGCATAATCATGTGTCGTGTACTAAAGTCAGGGATGTTGCAGAGTGGATTCTTTTGATGATCCATTACTACATTCCAACAATTATATACCCATTCTCTCATTGATATTACCTTTCTAAATACTACCTTTGTAGGATAGTGAGCATCAACATCGTCTCGATACTCTATTGCATCGTTTACATCATGAAACTCTTGTGATATTTTTTTATCATTAAACCATGCTGTTACTCGATACATTCTTTACCTCGTTATAACATAATATAGCAGTGTTGAATTAGATGTCAACCTTTTTCTGCTTTTTTTACTTATCTGCTTTCATCGTCTCTGGAATACAGTATGCCCTAATAGGAGGTGCTCCTGTATACGTAAAATTAAGTTCACGTGCTATATGAGTGCAGTCGCTGAGTTTGGAATAATAAACTCTGTCAGTAATCTCTTTGCCCATGCTTTCGATTACCAATACAAAATATACTAAACCAAACTCTACCATATACATATTTATGGTAGGAGATAGAGGTTACGCTCCCCTTACTCAACCGTTATGAGCGGCTCGTGTTACTATTACACCAATCTCCCAAATTATGGTACTCGCACCCGGACTCGAACCGGGACGCACTAAGGCCACAGATTTTAAGTCTGTTATGTCTACCATTCCATCATGCGAGCGTTATTGGCCTGCCCTAGAGGATTCGAACCTCTGACCTAGTGCTTAGAAGGCACTTGCTCTATCCAGCTGAGCTAAGGGCAGTTTAAATCCTTTCTTACGCTACTAATTCATAAGGCTTGTTCCACTGACCAACATTGATGTCAGTGTAGTGACTGCGACTGAAGTAATCAGTCATTGCGTCATCGTCGTTAAAATACTTGGGACCTTTCATAGCCGCTAACAGCTCATTTAGAAAGTCACGCTTGACACCATCATAATGGCTATCAATCCAGTATTCGTTAACTTGGCAGTATCCGTCACCGTGTGTAAAACTGTCGCTAAAATCAAGAGCGCCTGCTTTAATATTCACAGCAAGTGTTGAATGGTTGCGAACTGCAATACTAGCTTTCATTTTGTATTTTTTCAATACATCTTTAATTGCTGGTGCTAGTTCTTTTTTCATCGCTTGTGATACATATGCCATTTTCGAAGTCCTCTTCGTTTGTTTAACTTACAATAATAATATAGCAGTAAGACGTCTTGTTGTCAAGAAAAAAAGACGTCTTTTTTAATCTTTTTTACCACTCTTTAAAGTCGCCAGACTCTTCGTTGTCACGATAGCCAGCAGTATAAGCAGTAATTTCCTCGGGTGTCATATCTTTCATTTCGATACGAGTACCTTTATTTGTACCTTCGGGCCAATAGTGAGGATCAAAGCTTCGTCCATAATAACTATCAGCACCGCCCCTATCATAGGGTCCACCATGTACTTCATCATATAGTGGCAATTTAGTTGAAAGTTTTGCTTCAACATCTACAGGTAAAGACGACATCATGCAGCCTCCTTTTCTCTACAAATATTTTCGATGTGTCGTTCAATAGCACTATCGCTCCAATTGGCAAAGTCTAAGGAACGTGCATAACCTTTACTGACATAATCAGCAGTAATGTAGTATGCATCTTCTTCTAGTTGAATACGCATATATTCTTTAAGAGTACCTGAAGGAACACGATCACTCCAATACTCAGTTTCAGTTGCCGCAGGCATCATACCCATCCAACAACCAGGTTGCTTTGAAAACTCTTCAGCTTCTTTGCGTTGAGCGTTGATATAGTCAACTAGTGCAGTTTCCATATTATACATTATGCTACCTCTCCAAACAGTTTTCCCATATTTTCGAACACCACATTATAAGCATTCACTTCAGCTTCATAACACTCATAAAAGTCATCATCATCTTCAAAGCGGTCACTGCCACTCGCATGTTCATCCCATACACGTTGCATAGCATTCATACCTTCAAGTGCATCACCACGACCAAAGTTTGTGATTGTGTTCCAAGCACTAGTAAAATCTACTGTGTTTTGATAAAAACTAGGGATTCTAAACATCGTGTATTCCTTCTTTGTTTCTAACTATACATATAATATAGCACCAAGAAGTCTTACTGTCAAGTCTTTTTTTGATCTTTTTTTAGATTATTTGTGTTTTTTCGTGTCCTACACGTACTTGCGGATCTACATATATGTCTATGTCCAGTTGCTTTGCATCCAAACACCAAGCAACATCTTCACTACACATTTCATATCCCTGCGGTATTTGTAACTTCTTAGGAGCAAACCACGGATATTCCATACGTTCAAATATACCTTGTTTTATCATTACCCAACCAAAACCTATATAATCTGCTTTGAAAGCAAACTTACGTTCTAGCATTTCCTCTGTTTTTATAAACTGGTAATGTCCATGTGTATTAAAATATTCATCATCTAAGTTTTCCACAACTGGTGTAAATCCATGAGATTGACTGTACCATCCACTTGCAACATCACAATCCATGCTTAGTAGTTTAGTAAAATGTTCCACTGTGAATACTTGATCGCTGTCGATCCACATCATGCGATCATATTCTATACCATTGAATGGCTTTTGATACATACCTTTAGATACGTCTGCACCTGCTACTTTACAACGAGCAAAATTTACCATACTACTGTGTTGTTGACTTAGTATAGGTTGGTGTCCATTTTGTAAACACCAAGTCCATACACCTATAAATGATTGTAAAAATATACCACTATAGCTATTACCTGGCAAACAAAATACTATTTTCATAGGCTCACGTCTTCTAATCCTGCGGCTCTTAGTTTTACAATGTTATTAATCTGAAACTGTTTGGCATCAATGGCTTTGATCAATCCCATAAACTTATTACGGATCAATGCTACTTCATTGATAATATGCTGTTGGTCAATAACTTCGCTCTCGCTGTCAGCATACTTTTCAGCATCTCGACTACTAAGTGCTTTGTTATATCCTTCTAGATATTTTCTGTAATGTTTGTTACGTATCCTGCGCATCTCAATATTAAGATGTTCAAGTATAGCTTCTAGTTCCTGTAATTGATTAAAACGATACTCAACTATTCCAGGCATGTCACGTGAGTGTTTTTCTACATTACCTTTGAGTCCACAATCTAATCTTGCTTCATCTAGTTGCGTTTCGAAGTAATCAATCGCAGGAACAATATTAGCTATATTTTTCTTTACTTTACTATACCAGCTCATTTACCAATCATCGTATTCATCCGAGTCCTCATCAATATCATCATATGCATCTTCATAATAACAATCTCTGAGCACTCTGTCAAGTGTTGAGTCGTAACCAAACCATTCATCGCACACTTCATTTAGATCGCAGATATTTTCGTTGATCACAGTTAAGAACTTTTCACATGCAATTTCTTTGTCTTTGGCACTAATATAAGGTTTCATAGATAGCCACATATCAACGTATGCGGCTATCTCACTGTCATTCATTTTCATTGGTTAATTCTTCCTTGGGTAAGACGTCTTGTTCATCGTCGATATTTACCTCCGGAAGGTCTTCTACAGCGTCTACGACATCATCGTCCCATTCGCTCATAATAAGATCCAAAGCATTATCTTTGTTAGCATTCCAAGGTTTGCGGAACATTTTAATCACTTCGCCTGTTTTAGGACTAGTGTATTCTAAACTGTTACCACTCTTCTTTAGAATTTCTTTTGCTTCAAAGAATTCAACAAGTCCACTGTATGGACTCATTCCTGTCTCATATGGAATTTCTACTTGTACACTTTCAAAGGGTTTAGCATAACGTGTTTTCATTACTTTACACGCCGCTCTAATGCCATGTACTTGTGATGTTTTATTACCATCTGCGTCTACTTTTAGTTTGAGTTTACGCATAGCAATAACAATACTACTTGCATAGATAAAGCCTTGACCACCTGAGATTTTATCATCTGGGTCAAACATATCTTGTGATGCATATGTATGGTTAGTTGCTAGTAGTCCTACGTTAAATTCACCAAACATGTTAACTGTGTTTCTAACAAGCGATGTTAGTGCTTTGGGCTTACGACCCATGTCACCTTTCATATCACCTTTTTGAAACTGATCAACATCAGTAGGTGTTAGTAGCATACCCAACGAGTCAACTACAAACAATACCTTAGGGCGATCTTCATGATCTTTGTCTGTGTATTCTGATTTGTAGTCTTTCATAAAGTCACTGATAGTTCTAGCAACATCGTCGATCATACTCATATTAAGTTTGAGTAGTTTATCTTCTGCTGTATCAACGTCTAGTGCATGCAACCATTTTTCATCTAGTGCATTTTCACTGTCAATTAGTACTACAAAGATACCTTGCTCTTGTGCTGACTTGATTACATTACCTGCCGCAATATAACTTTTGCCTGCACCTGATTCACCTGCGAGTACTGTTACTTTACCTAGTGGAATACCTTTTTCAAATTCTCCACTGATTAGTTTGTTTAGTGTGTAATTACCTGTACTGATCCATGTGTCCGGATCATTAAACCCAACACTTAGTCCGGGCACCGCTTTGGTAATACTTTTGCGGAATTTACTTACGTCAAAAGGCTTTGCCATTAATTTCTCCAAGAATATAATGTAGGCGACTATTGCCGCCTACTGTGTTAGATGTTTTGATTATGCTCCGCGATTACGAATTGCTGCCAAAATGTCTTGCGCACTTGGCTTTTCACCACCATCATCTCCTGCTGGTGCTGTTGCCGCTACTGCCGCCGCTACTGCTTCCTGTTGTACAGGAGGAGTAACTGGAGTAGGTGCCGCTTCTGCTACTGGTGCAGGTGCGGGAGTAGGTTGCGGAACACTTTGTGCCGCAGGTTTGGCCGCTGAATTGTTTGGCGCACTGTTAGCAGTGTCAATTTGTACACCAGCTGGACGATAGAAGTTACCGAACAGTTCTGGATCATACAATTGACCATCAACACTTGCTTCAAACATTTGACCAATTGCAGTCAATTCAGCTTCAGTTGGCTGTTTAGGAAGAAAATCATTTAGATTAAACAACCCATGTGTGTCAATTGCTGCACGTTCGTTGCTGTCTAAACTACGCTCTCTGCGGCTCCAGCTAGACGTTGAATAGTCTGCATACTGACCTTTAGTTGTCTTTGTTAGACGGAAATCAGTACCTTGTTCAATATCTGTTGGAAGTTCAGTGAAATCACTGTCCATCAATGCACCTTTAATGATGTTAAAGATACTTGGATTGATAATAAACCTACGAATTGGATTGTCAGGAGTAGTATCTTCTTGTAGACTGTTTTCAGCTACAAAGCCTTGGAATACGTAACTACGCTTTTTCCAATACTTACGACCCATGTCTTCTAAGTTAGGATCTTTAAACCAGTTGCGTACTTCTGCGAGTACTGGGCAACTGCCCACTGGACCCCACATTTCGTTACACGGAACGTTCACTGTAACTGCACGACTGTTTGGATCACCTTTTACACCTGAAAATCCTAAACGAATCATTTGACGCTCACGCCAAAAGTAAGTATTACTCGAATCACCGTCTGGTAAGAAACGAATTACACTTGTTGAATTTTCTGGGATATTCCAAAATGGGAAGATAGCGTTATCGCCACCTGAGCTAGATCCGCCTCCGCGGTTTTCTTGTTGTTGTAATTTTGCACGAATTTCTGCCAATGTTGCCATAGTATTTCTCCTATATTTTGCCTATGTTTATGCCTAAGTATGCCTTTGTGACCACTTATGTAATCACTATTATATGTGTATTTTGTGAGGTTGTCAACTAAAAAGTTTATCGAAATCGTATTTTGTAAATGCGCCTTCAAATGTTTGTTCATAGTTCTCACTGGGTACACGGATTGTTTCACTTGCTGATGTTTTCAACTTAGGCATCAATGTTTTAATAGCACTTACTGCTTGTTTTAACATAGCACCATCTTTAATATTGTCAACCTCATCATTGAATCTTGCAAGTAATACACTTAATTGATCCTGATCTTTGCCGCCATCAATGACGCCACTTAGATATTGTGCAATTGCACCAAGTTGTTGTTGGATTGGATCTCCAACAAGTCTCTTGCTTACCATTGGATTTTCAGGATCATTCTTGATATCAACACCTTTGCGTAGTCTAAC